CGCTTATTCAAATAACTCTGCATTATGTTTATTAGATTATTTAAGAAATAGCAGATACGGAAAAGGTTTACCTGATGATGCTTTTGAAGCTAACTTTCAATCATTTCAAGATGCGGCTGATGAATGTGAAACACAAGTAACACCTTATTCTGGTGGATCAGATATTAACTTATTTGAAACTAATGGAGTTATAGATACATCACAAAAAGTCATAGAGAATGTTAAAAAACTCTTAAACCCTATGAGGGCTTTCTTCACTTATACTGAAGGAGTTTATAAACTTACTATTGAGGGAACAGGCACAGCAGTTAAAACCATTAATGCAGATAATGTTGTAGGTGGTGCTAAATTATTAGGTGAAAGAAAGAATAACAAATACAATCGTATTATTGCCACATTTGTAAACCCAGATAAAAACTATCAAGAAGATACTATAAGCTATCCACCTAATGATGATTCAGGTTTACCTAGTGCAGATCAACACGCAACTATGTTAGCTGATGACGGAGTTTTATTAGAAGGTAATTATTCTTTTCCTAATGTTACATCAGTTTATCAAGCACAAGGTTTGGCAGAAGTTATTTTAAGAAGATCAAGAAATCAATTACAAGTTCAAGTTAGAGTTACATCAGAATTTTTAGATGTAGCTGTAGGAGATATTGTACAAATCTATTACCCTACAGGTGGATTTAATAATAAACCATTTAGAGTTCTTGGAATGACAATTAATGAGGACTTAACTGTTGATCTACAACTCTTTGAGCATCAAGATAACTTTTATGCTTGGACATCAAAAGCACAAGCACCAACAATCGCTGATACTAATTTACCTAATCCTCTTTCTGTTCAACCACCAGCTTCAGTAACTTTATCAGATCAACTTATTCAATATAATGATGGAACAGTTATTGTTGCTATGGACATTACTATTGGTGCATCACCTGATAACTTCGTGGACTATTATCAAGTAGAATACAAATTAAGTACAGATTCAGATTATAAAATCCATGCACAAGGTACAGGATTAAATCAAAGAGTATTAAACGTGATTGACCAAGAAGTTTATGATGTAAGAGTTAAAGCTATTAATACTTTAGGTGTATCATCTACTTATGTAACAGCACAAAGAACGATTGTAGGTGCTATTGCACCACCTAATGATGTTGAGGACTTTAGTTGTAATGTTGTTAATGGAGAAGCACATTTAGCTTGGACAGCAGTACCCGATTTAGATTTAGCATATTACGCATTAAGATTTAGTGAAAAAACAGATGGAACGGCAACATGGCAAAACTCAGTTAATCTTGTAGAAAAAATATCAAGACCAGCAACATCAATTTCTGTACCAAGCAGACAAGGTACTTATCTTATTAAAGCCGTAGATAAACTTGGAAACTTTAGTTCTAATGCGTCAGGAATTATCAATTCAACACAAGATATTATTAACCATAATTCAGTAGCTACACAAACAGAACACCCTAATTTTACAGGTGCTAAAACTAATATTATTGAAACTGATAATACGATTAGATTAGATTCATCAGAACTTTTTGATAGTGCTACTGGTTTATTTGATGATGAAGCAACTAGAAACTTTGATTCGGGTGTAGAGAACTTTGATTTATACTCATCAGGTACTTATGAATTTTCTAATATTGTTGATCTTGGTGCAACTTATACTTCAAGAGTAACAGCTAACTTAACTCAAACATCAGATAACCTTGATGATTTGTTTGATAACAGGGCTGGAGATTTTGATGACCAACCTTCTAACTTTGACGGAGATACACCCGCAAACTGTGAAGCAAGATTAGAAATAGCAACATCAACTGATAATATTACCTACACAGCATTTAAAACATTTGTCATAGGAAATTATACTGCTCGTTATTTAAAGTTTAGAGTTACTATGATTTCTAAAGATTTATCATCTACTCCAGTTATATCTGAATTAGCAGTAACAGTAGATATGCCTGATAGAATCTTTAGTGGAAATGATATTACAAGTGGTACAGGTACTTATTCTGTGGTATTTACAAACCCATATTATAGTAGTAATTACGCAGTAGGCATTACAGCACAAGGAATGGCAACTGGTGATTATTTTACAATAAGTAGTAAAACAATTAACGGATTTGATGTTAATTTTTATAACAGTTCAGATACAGGTGTTTCAAAAGTATTTGACTATATAAGTAAAGGATATTAGAGAGGATATATGGCACAACACGACATGAACATAGCCAATCAGGGCTTTCCAGCATTTAGATCAGATTTAAACAACGCATTATCAGCGATTAATTCAATGCAATCAGGAACATCAAGACCAAGCGGTGCTGTTGCTGGTACAATGTGGTTAGACACAACTAACGCAACCAATCCTACAATTAAATTTTTTGACGGAACAGATGATATTCAATTTGCAACAGTTGATTATTCAGCTAACACCATAGACTTTTCAGATTCATCATTATCAACTCCAGTTACAGTAACAGGAAGTGCATCTGCGGGTGCTGAGATTAGATTACCCGAAGATACAGATAATGGATCAAACTATGTAGCATTAAAAGCTGCTGATACGATTGCATCAGATGTAACATTTACTTTACCCGCAGCAGACGGAACGACTGGACAAGCCTTAACCACTAATGGATCAGGAACTTTATCTTTTTCAGATGTATCAGTAAGTTTAAGTGCAGTTGGTGAGGATATTATTCCTTCTACTACTGACACTTATGATCTAGGTTCATCAACTAAAGTTTGGGCTAACATCTATACTGGGGACTTAAATTTATCTAACGAATCTAAAAGCGAAGGTAACTCTGTTGATGGAACAAAAGGTAATTGGACAATCCAAGAGGGTGCTGACGATCTTTACTTACTTAATAATAAATCAGGTAAAAAATATAAGTTTAAACTAGAGGAGATTTAACATGCCTTTTATCTCCAATGGCACTACAATTCTAGACAATGGTGCATTTAGTGTAGGACTTGGTAGCCAGATACTTATATCAGAAGCCACAGCATCAGCTTCTAGTTCAATAGAGTTTACAAGTGGGATTGATAGTACGTATGATATTTATCAGTTTGAGTTTATCAATATTCACCCAGCTACAATAAGAGCTAAATTTCAATTTAATTTAAGTACAGATGGCGGTTCTACTTATGCAGTTACAAAAACAACTACATTTTTTAATTCAGAACATAATGAAGGTGGAAGTAGTGCTGATTTAACATATCGTACTGCTGAAGATTTAGCACAATCAACATCAAATCAAAATCTTGTTAGAGATATGGGAAACGCTGATGATGAATCTAGTAGTGGAACATTAACATTATTTAATCCATCATCAACAACTTATGTTAAGCATTTTATATCAACTTCAAATACTTATTTTTATAGTGGATATACTATGAATAATTTTGTAGCTGGATATGCCAACACTACGTCTGCACTGACAAATATAAAATTCCAAATGTCTAGCGGAAACATAGATGATGGTAAGATATTGATGTTTGGATTAAACTAATATAACATGGAGAAATTATGCCACATAAAATAGTAAATGGACAACAAGTAGAACTCACAGCAGATGAAATAGCACAAAGACAAGCTGAAGAAGCTGCATGGTTAGCTGCACAACCTTCTGCACTAGAAGTTGCTATGAAAGATTTAAGAGCTAAACGTAATAAAGCATTAACTGATTCTGATTGGACACAATTATCAGATGTAGGATTTAATGCTGCTGAAAGAACTGCCTGGATGAATTATAGACAAGCTCTAAGAGATATTACAAATAATATTGAAACTGCTGAACAAGCACAATCAGTAGTATTCCCAACTAAACCATAATAGGAGAAACTATGTTTGACAATTGGTGGAAAGACTTTGATCCTCTTAATTACAATACTGTTAAAAAAAACATTGTAAAATACAATGAAAAGGTTGTAGAGTTTTGGAAAGACTTTTATAACGATGTTTTTAATAACATAAAAAAAGATGGCTAATACTTAATGTTTTGTAATAATGTCAATCCAATAACAGGTGGAAGTACAGTTGGTGACATTCCATTTTATTTAGCTGTACAGCAAGGTAAAGTTCCTGGTTATTCTATGGTTAATAAATTTGGATATAATAGTTCTATTGGATCAGGTGCTTTTGAAACTATTTGGGAAACAGGAAA